GCAGGAGCAATTGGGTTATGTGATAATGATAATGGACAGGGCATTTGTACTGTACAACAAACTATTGACACCCAGAGGTGGTATCACTTTGCTTTTACAGGTGACGGAACAACATTAAGAGCATATTTAAATGGGGTGCTTAAACATTCAGTTGCTCAGAGCAATTTTTCACCTACTAATCATAATAATCCACTTTACATAGGAAAATTTCAAAATTTTGCAGACAGAGAACCTAACCAGTATTTGGATGAAATAAGGTTTGTAAATGGAGAAATTCCATTTCCAACCGCAGGGTTTACTCCATCAAAATATCGATACGGAACTGCTGGGGCAACGCATGAAGTTAGCACAGCTTCTAATATGAAGTTGCTGATTCATAGTAATCAGGAATACGATAGTTCTGATAATAAAACACCAATTACTGCGGTAGCATCGGCAGTCCAAAAAACTGATCAATATAAATTCGGTGGTAGTTCATGGTATTTGGATGGTACTAGCGATTATTTATCTTTTCCTATTTCTTCAGATTTTGCATCCGAAGCATTTGGAACTCCTTCAGGGACAGATAAAGATTTTACAATAGAAGGGTGGTTCAAATTTGGTGCAGATGCAGATCAAGGACTTTGGGGTATTGATGGGACTAATGAATTAAGTTTGTATTATGAATCCTCGGGCACTTGGATTACATTAAGAGAATGGGAATCAGACCCCTCAAATAATATAATTAGAGCTGATTGGGCTTATACAACTGACTGGCAACACGTTGCTTTAGTAAGAGCAGGAACTACACTGAAAATATACATTAATGGAGTAGGTCATGCTGATAGAACTGTCACTGGTAGTGCGGGCACTCTTCCTTCTTTTTCAGCAGGGGAATTGTTTGAAATCGGTACAGATGCATACGGGACAGGAAGAGAATTTCAAGGACATATTGATTCATTTAGAATCTCTAAATTTGCAGTATACGTTGGTGACTTCACACCACAAACAACTGCATTAACAACTACATGGAGTGCAGGAACAAATATAATCGCAAACACAGATAGTTCCAATGTAATAGTTTTAATTCAAGGAGATGGTGCAAAGTTTACCGATAGTTCCACCTCTAATCGCACCATAACCGCAACAAACGCATACCACTCCCAAGCCCACGGAGGAATCCCCCCTGCAATGACTTGGCCTGCAAGCGGAAAGGCAACTGGAAGTGCTGGGGTTTATTTTGATGGGAATGGTGATGTTTTATCAATTTCAAGCCCTTCATTTTATCCAGACGCAGGGGGTACTTTAGCTAGTAGCTACACAGTCGATTTTTGGGTTTACTTAACAGATGTAGCAACAACTCAAACATTAATTGGGTATTATGATAGTGGTACAAAATGGTATCGCATTGTTAACAAAGTTAATGCTTCAGATTCTTCATTAGGACAAATTCATATTGAGGAAAAATTAAGTGGTAGTTATCGAAACCAAATCACTCACACATCAGCAACTATAACACCAAATGCTTGGCATCATCTTGCAATAATGTACGATGCAGTAAATCAATCAATGTCTATATGGATTGATGGTGCAAGGAAATTACAATCTTCATCTGTTACACACCACGATAGTTTTAGTGGGGACACTGCTTATATTGGTGGGTTAACTGCTTCTGATAATTTAGTACAAGGTGGGTATATAGACTCACTTCGATGGAGTAGTGGAGTTCTTAGGTATGCCCATACAGACGCAACAATAGCAGTACCCACCAAAATCTACGGAGCCTTTAAATCCCAAGACGTAGGCACGATCCAACTGAACGCAACCGCAGGAACAGGTGGCGGTGCGCTGGATTATGCAGAACTCTCAGGGGGAACTGCACTCTCCACCTACGGCCTGTCCCTATCTTCATCTGGGGCAATTACAGGAACCCTGTCAGGGCTTGCGGACAACTCAAACTCAGGTGGAGTTATACGCATCAGGGCAAGGGCTAACGCTGACGATAATCGAGTAACGACTCTGGGTGGCAGTAGCTTTACTGGGATTACGCAGAATGATGGTAAAGCCCCAGTCTTATTCAACGCACGGAGGTATGTTGGAACAGGGTCAGCTAGAGATATAAACGGACTAGGTTTCCAGCCTGACCTACTTTGGGGGAAAGATCGTGGGAACACAGGGAATTCCCCTTCTGATGGTACAAACTGGCACATTCTAGTTGATTCAGTCAGAGGGGCGCATAACAGTAATAACGCAGTAATTTATTCAAACGATACGAATCAGGTAGACAACCCTGCTGGTGGAGATACTTTTTCAAGTTTTAATAGTGATGGTTTTTCACTTGGAACAAACAACCGAACTAATGGTAGTGGTTATAACCTCATAGCATGGGCATGGAAGGCAGGAGGTGCGCCTAGTTCATCTGCACTTAGTTTAAGTGGTGGAGTAGGAGCAGGAACTATTGCTAACACAGGAGCAGTTACAGGCATAACATCATCAGTCAATCAAAACTCTGGTTTTAGTATTACAAAGTACACTGGGACAAATGCTGATGCAGAGATCCCACACAACCTTGGTGGTATACCTGATTGGGTAATAATAAAAAACCTAGATTCAGGAGTTGATTGGTATGTTTGGCATTCTGAACTGTCCTCACACAATGTTAGACTAAATTTAGGTAATGGTGAAACGAGTGTTAATTCAGGACATATTGGAATGGGAAGTGATACCCCAACATCTACTGTTGTTAAAACAAAATCCAATGGTAATTCTTCTTGGGCAAATGTAAGTGGCTCTCATGAGTACATCATGTACGCATGGAAAGCCGTGTCAGGCGTGTCTGCGTTTGGGACGTATGAAGGAAGGACAGGAGGTTGGGCTTCTGACCCGGGTGGGAACAATGGAGGTGCTATTAATGTAGGATTTAAGCCTAGATTTCTTATCACTAAAAACATAGATACTGATAGTACACATTGGATGCTGTTTGACAGTTTTAGAGAGGCAAGTGATACAAAAAACACAAGCTTGTACCCTAATTTAGAAAATGAGGAAAACAGTAATAATGACCGCTCTGTTACATTTGATACGACTGGGTTTAAGTTTAACTCAACTGCAAGCCATTCTGGTGTAAATACAAATGGTGATACCTACATCTACATGGCCTTCGCATGAGTCGCTACCCTAAAATAAAATACGGCTATATTTTAGTTTGTAAAAGATTCTTACATTACCCAGTATCCTTTGCGTGATGATTAAATGCTTACTTGTTTTTATATCTTTACTGGTGTTGGGGTGCTCCACCACGCAGAAACAAGTTTCTGTTAGATTCTCAGGGGATCACACAACAGCACAGATACGGGGGATGTGGAACATATGTTTTCAGACAAGAATCAAGAATATGCCGTATTTCCCTGCTCCCTTGCATTTTCAGCACTGTGACTGTCTTATAGACACAAGCAGGGAAAACTTTTCTTCACAAGAATACGATAGAATGGGGAAGGACAATTTAACTGAGTTTTTTAGAGGGGCTTCTATTGTGTGTAGCGGATCAGCAACCGTACCTAACGAACCAATAGAGCTATGAACCCAGCAGACCATCTATATCACTATGGAAATCTACCATCAACATACACACCGCAAGCGGAGCAACTTATGGATTTAGAAATATACGTTTCATTAATAGAAAGAATTGGACTCCCAGCGATTATTATCGGGTGTGCATTCTGGTATGTGCGTTATCAGTCAGACCAAGCTCGGATCGAACGTGAGGAAATGTGGGCAAAGGATTCATCAAACGATGAGCGTCTAATGCGCCTTGTTGAAACTACTACATCAGTAATGCAGGAAATGAAACAGGCACTCAATTCCAACACTGAGACAATGAAGGAATTGCTAACTGAATTCAGAATGATGGGGAATAGACGATGATGGAGATACTCGAAAAAATTAAAGACACACTAAGTCCACAGTGGGAATACTCTCAAATAGTTGAGGATGATTGCGAAGAATGTGGGCAGGACCCTTGCGAATGTGAAGAGGAGTAAGATGGCAGAGACAATTGAGAAGATAACCAGAACAGACCCCCCAGTCGAAAATAAGAAGAAACAAGCTCCAGAATATACGGTTACAGAGAAGATCGTTCTTCGCAGAGCAAGTTTTAGGTTTTTGCTGGCAATTCTGATACTAGCAATTTACGCCTTCACCATATACAGCTTGATGTATCACCCAACCGAAATGGATGATAAGACTTCGACACTTTTGGTGTCGGTGATCGGGGCCTTAACGGTTCTGATATCGCAAATTGGTAGCTTTATGTATGGCGACCCAAAGAGCGATACAAATGAGAATGGGGAGGGGTCTAGTCCCAAGCTCGAACAACGTGTAGACATTACTGCACCTAAACAACAACCAATGGAATAATATGCTAGTAGGTATCTTGATGAATGCCCTACAGGGTATGGTAGCAGATCAGGCGCAGAGCCTGATGAAAGAGCATGTGCTAGGTGAAATTGAAAAGCACCTTGACGATGACACCAGAAGGGAACTGGACGAAAATATCGACAAGATGACAGACAATGGGTTTAAATCACTCAAGGACATGTTTGGGTAAGATGAGCATAAAACAGAAGGCACAAAAACTTAGCTACTCTTTAAATAGCCCAGTCACTGTGCCTTTCTGTCCAGAATGCCATTCATATCCCTGCTCCTGTGATGACAATATTGTGGAGAAACAAGTTGACACAAAACCACTGGCGAGTATGGAAGAAAGCAACTGGCCTGTTCTTCGTTATATGGATATTGACAGTCAATACGGATAAACATGTCTATAGAAAAATCTGGTGAAAGATTTAGTGGATACAACAAGCCGAAGCGCACCCCAAAACACCCGAAGAAGAGCCACGCTGTACTTGCTAAGGAAGGCGACAAGGTAAGGCTGATACGGTTCGGTCAGCAAGGTGTACGTGGTGCAGGAAAGAACCCTACATCAGCAAAAGATAAAGCTAGGAAGAAGAGCTACTATGCTCGTCATAACGCACAGGGCAAGCCTACTACAAAGCTGTCCGCTAAATACTGGTCACACAAAGTTAAATGGTGAGATATGAAGAAAAAGAAACCCGGACTTTATGCAAATATTCATGCAAAGAAAAAAAGGATAGCTCAGGGGAGCGGAGAGAAAATGAGAAAACCCGGAAGCAAGGGTGCTCCTACAGCAAAAGCTTTTAGAGACTCAGCTAAAACTGCAAAACCTTACAAAAAGAAAAAGAAAGGGTGATATGCCACATAAAAACTACAGCAAAAAACAAAAGAAGCTGGCATCAGTCGCATCACCCAGAAACAAGATTACAGGTGCTGACTTCAAGAAGCTGAAAAAGAAAAAGAAATGAAGCGTAACTATAAGAAAGAGTACGCAAAGTTTCAGTCTAGTGATAAAGCTAAGAAGGATCGTGCCAGTCGCAATAAAGTGCGAAGGCAGGCCCTGAAGTCTGGCAGAGTAAAAAAGGGTGATGGTAAGGCGATAGACCACAAAGACGGCAATCCTAGAAACAACAGTAAAAAGAATCTGAGAGTCATCTCTCGATCAGCCAATGCGAGGAAAAAGTGAAAGTAGCTAAGAACTTCAGTTTGAAGGAAATGACCGCAAGTCAGACAGCAGAACGATTAGGAATCGACAACTCTCCAAGTAGTGAGCAACTGTTGTCTTTAGCCGTACTTGCTAATCGAATACTGCAACCTTGTAGAGACAAGTTTGGAGTTGTGACACTGACGAGTACTCTGAGAGTACCCGATTTGAATAAGGCTATTGGAGGGTCTGAAACGAGCAGTCACTGTAAGGGTGAAGCAAGCGATTTTGAAATTTTTTCATCTGATAATCTCGTTGTGGCGCAATGGATTGCAGGTAACTTGGAGTTTGATCAGCTCATACTAGAATTCTACAAAAAAGGTGATCCACACAGTGGGTGGATACACTGCTCATATCGGAGGAATGGGGATAACCGCAATCAGATATTGACGGCACTCAAGGGGGATGATGGAAAAGTCAGCTACCAAGAGGGCTTAGCGGATGGCTAAATTCAAGATATCCAGTTGGATAGATGGCATTAATACACGCATCAACAAGTTCAGGATTAAAGAGTCTGAAGCTGTTGATGCTGTAGATGTAGACCTCTCCAATATAGAGTTAAAACCACAGAAGGGTCTGGATACCACCTCTGCTCCATCTGGTGATTACTACTTTAAAGATACGTGGGAATCTGATTCTTCTGCAAACAAGTTTACAGAAACTGGCGACTATTTAGTAAAGTCGTACAACAATCAGAACCCAAAGTTTAATCGCAGAAAGTATAATTCTTCTGGTAGTGACGTTGGTGTTGTAGGGGAAAAAACACTAGGCGTTCCTGTCGCACCAGATTCCTCACCTAATCTATCTGTAACCACCTCTGGGTCTTCAGGTACTGCATACGCATATTCAAGTATCTATACAGACCAGCTTGATCCTGACACTTCAGGTGTTAGCGATACCATCACTGCCGATACTGGTGCATTGTCTACAGTAGGGAGTGCAGAAGATACGGGTTTTGTCCACCTGACAAACGTCTCCTCAACAGCAGTCTTATTTAGGGCATCAGACAAAAAGGTTAGAAGGCGCAACCCAACCACTGGGGGTACGGCGCAAAGCGATGTCACTATCACTCATGCTACAGAATATTTTATTAACGGTAACTACTTTGTAGGGCTGGATCAGTATTACGAGAATGTTTCTATACTTGAGCTGACAAGCGGTACAGCAGAAACCGTTGTTGCTCTCAAGACTCCGCATAGTGGGAACTTGATGACCACAACTAATGGATTTTCTCAGTTAGCAAGTGCAGGGACTAATAACCCTATGGGTTCATCTCCGTTTTCAAACAACGACCCTACAGGTGCAAGACCGGGGTGGAACACAGACGGGGTTGGACTTTGCTACGAAGCTAACACACACCTTAGAACATCACGTGGTAGCATAACCAGCTACTCTGCTAACGACAGTTATCTTTTCGTTAAAAGGAACTACGCCAGTAAGGGGGGAAAGTATTATAACAATCAATATTACAACACTCTTTTCAACGAAAGCTATAAATACGGATCAAGCAACACAAATGTTATTTCATACTCATCACAGTCAACATGTTTACATAATAAGTATAATACTACCTTGGGTGGTGTAAATCCTAGATGGGAGATTGAGTGTGGTGGTAACGAACCTAGTCAGAGATACCCTAACTATGGTAGTAACTCTAGCTGGTACTATTACGATTCTTCTCAAAATTCATTTAATGCAGACAATCAGTGGAATCAGATGTTGCTTTGGATTGTGCCGGGGTTTCCCACATTGTCTGGTTCAGCCACTGATGTTGACTTTAATTCTAGTACAACAACGCACTCGCATATAGCTACGTTTATACAAAAGTTAAAAATTACGCTTGATAACTTTAACAGTCCTACAAGTCACTCCCCTTCTGTAAGTAATTTTAGCTCAGGAACAGCATACAAGTTTAATGACACAGCAACTTGGAGTTGGGGTGGGGGAACCGTAGTCCCAGTCTTTGATGCTCAAAAAATAGTAATCAACGGAATGGATTACACAGCCATTCTTTTGAAAGCTTGTGTGATGATGTTGCACACAACTGGAAATGCTCAAACACCGAAACTTTCTTGGAATGCAACAAACGAAACTTTTTCTATGGGGCATCAGTCACATGCAGGGACAAACACAACATCTCAAGTTAGATCCTACATGTGGTCTTCGTACCAAAAACATTATGCACACAGCACAGAAACTTGGGGCAACTCTACAGACATAGATGATCTGGCGTTTAAAACAGACACAATGTGGTCTTGGGATGAAGATGGGACTAACAGAGTGTGGTGTTACACCATCGGTAATTACAACGAAGATCCTAGCGGTTTAACAGCAGGAACTGGATCTAATCAATATGTGAGCACAAGTCTAGGATATAACGAACCAACACTAGAGGTCATAGATAACGCAGGCACACCAGTCACACTAAATGTAAAAGTTTATTATGATTTTACTGGGAGTATGACTACAAGGTTTGGGCTAACATTTTCGACTATGGCTATACACACCTATGACAATACATACAATTTATTCCCAATTAACTGGGCTGAATCACAGTTTCTTTATGGCAGTGCTACTGGGACAAATCATGATTTTTACTCTCACTTTACGACTCACGAAAAAATTGAACTAGCAACAGGTACGGCATCTCTAGAGATTACTGGGCTAAAAAACATAGCATTGACAGATGGTCCCAAAACAATAATGAATGCTATACATCAGAACTCTAGATATTCCCTCCCAATGAGTTTGAGCCAAACTGGTAGCACTACACCTTTGGAAACAAACTACATAGCATCAAAGCTTACACCGACTTGGGGCAGTGTTACATCAAACTCAAACATGTTTGTAAAAACACTCACCACTGGGACTCTAAAAGGCATACTAACCCCAGCTAGTGACACTGATTCAAGTGACGATTCTGTGGCAATTACCACAACTGGGACATCTATAAACTTAGACACTATGCACAACCTGTTTACCTCTTATAAGCAAGCAGGTGCTTCCACAACAGATGCGATTCTTTATAACGTAAGCGGAACAAGCCACGAAGCTCATCTTAATGTTCGTACTGCCGGTTCTACTCAGTTCGGCACAAGTCAGGCAACGAAATCCATCAATAGTAAATCCATAGAGAAAACAAATGGTGACTTGATCATATTTGGAAATTCTTCAGGGACTGGGGACAACCTTCAGGTGATGGATGTATCAAATAACTACAGTGTAGTAACAGGACAAAACCAATACGGATCGATAGCTACATCAGTTAAAGACGTTTACTTTTCTGGAGGGTACACACTGTTTCGCACAGACAACAACGTAATAAGGGTCCACGTTGTAAACAGCAACAACAATTATGAGAACTGGTTTGCACTACCCTTTCATCAGTACCACCACCTATCTGGGACTACGTTTTATGGGTCTACTGTAAACACTGACAATACCACTACAGCAAACTATAAGAGCGGTTTTGTTTTCTTCACTTATGAAATACAAGCCTTGGAGGGGACACAGGCACTATATGATTCAGCTTCTAATGGGAGTTTAGGATCTAAGACAAGAGCTATATATAAAGTTCACAATAAAACTGGTTCACAGAAAAAAATATACATACTGTTCACTGACGACAACGGATTCACCTACAGCAGGCAGGCATTTTATTTTTATCTAAGCTCAACAAGACAAATAAAATTTAATGCAACCCCAATCATACACACACTGTCAAATGTGACATGTACGCAAAGCGGTACATCATTTGACCCAAACACCACAGCAGATGAGCAAAAAGCTCAGGTGCATGACAATATAGTGTTTTCTGGGAATCTGGGATCTGGGACGATAACAGCAAAAGCGGTAGACAGCTTTACAGCAAGTTTTTCATTTCCTTCTGCTGGTTCAAACCATACTGGTGCTACAGCTACAGTAACACGCTATGTTTCTAAAAATAGAGTGTTTTTTCTTACAGCAGATTATTCGGCGGTTACAAACAAAACAGACGTAGCGTTAGCGACTGATTACAATGCTGTTACAGAAGAAGTTGACTTGGGAATAACAAGTACAGGGTGGTTATCCTACAACAAAAGTGCAGATAGCGAGCTATCTAACTTTGCTGGGAACACATCCTACTTCTATGCAGACCTTGATAAACACGCTGTTAATACCGCAAGTGCTGACATAGCTACAGCAACATTTCAAACAGGCGGTTCTTCTTTGTACAAGGCGGGTGGGGCAAACATACCCTACCAGTACCAGTATTCATTCCTTAGAGACATATCGGCAAGCGATGAGCCTGAAATGCTTATTGAGGGTCCGCTTTCTGAGTCATCATCTTCAATAGAATTGAGTGCGTCAAACCAAGCGATTGTTGTGTCATTTCCGTCCACACCACCCAGTGAGGTGACAAAAGCACGTGTATACAGAACAGGTGGAGAGTATTCATCTTTCTACAAGATTGTGGATGTTGACGTAACTGGGAATGCCATCAATGACTATCAAGACTCAACTGGTGAGATTACATCTACATTCATAACACCCAACACCAGTGGAAGTGTAGTTCCGACTTATCTTACAAACATTGAATACGCTAGTGGTATTTTTGCAGGTAGCGTAGGAAGTAAGATTTACTTTAGTGAGTTTGGCAATCCCCATAGCTGGCCTGAAGAGAGCGAGATCGATCTCTACGGAAAGATAACCAACATTGCTGAGAACAATGGCGAGTTTATAGTTTTTACTGAGACAGCCATATACAGAGTTCGTGGGTACAATTTTGACGCAATGACGGTTGCAAAGATACCGTTTAACCAAGGGCTACCAGAGGCAAACAGAAACTCATTGGTTGAATACAAGAACAGTCTGTATTTTATTAGTAACGATGGTCTTTGCTTTTACTCTGATGGCAGTGTGCAGGTTATGTCTCTCGGAAAGTTTAGTGAGTTCCCTGCCATATCGACACCACGATCCGCTTGGAAGGATGATGTTCTCTACATATTTGAAGGTGACTCATCATCACCTGTAAATGGCGTAAAGCTGGACCTGAGAAACGGGAATCCTGTCTTTTCACGAATAACGCAGAAAGCCACAACTAGGGCATTTTACGAGCAAAGGTTAGATTCCATCTATGTCAAAGGTACACAATCTGGTAAATATTTAGCTGGAAGCAACCTAAACATAGACTACTCAAGTGGTGAGCACGTGTTTGGGGATGTTGAAAGTGACAAAGTGTTCTTTCGCTTCACTCTCTTGTACGAAGGTGGTGCAACCATTAACTGGATAGCCAACAACGCTACATTTCAAACAACTACACTACCTCATGCCAACAACCCAACCATCTATAAAGATGAATATGACGAGTTTGTTGTCTCAAAAGGGATTAGCTACCAGATATCTGGGGACATAACTATATATGCTATCGAGATTGAGTTTGACCCAATTACTGAGCATCAGTTCCCAAGGAGGTACTTGTATGCAGATGTTTTGTACACAGGCCAGCCACAGATTAGTTTTTACGTGGACAATGTTTTGAACACTACGAATCCTTCACCAAGCTCTTTGACTAACGCCAGTACACCAAAGAATATTCGAGTGTATTTCCAAACGGACACTGTAGGCAATGTCGTGCATTACACTACTGGAGGGACAGGAGTTGTACATAACGTAACGTATGAAACAGTAATGCTATAATGCCACAGCTAAGACAAAGACTGCTACTAAATGGTATTGCCGTACACTACAAAGGCACACCAACTGTGAACGTGTCTGTGGATGGTGCGTTGAGTTTTACGTTTACAGCACCTAACCATACAACCTACAGGACCCGATTCTTTACAGCACCAGCAGGTGTGTATGGTTTTATATTTGACGCAACAAGCAACTCTGTAGACATGCTTGAGTATGAGTTTGCTACAGCATCGCCTTCTGCGTTTTCAGAGCAGACGATATGGCATTATTATGAGGTCACCTATAGAGGCACAGTAAATATATCTTTGTTCCTAGATGAAGAAGAAAGAGTTGGTCAATCACAGTCATCTACATACGATATTGTCACTTTGTCAACAACCAAAGGTCAGGAGACTGAAAAAATATATATGCCACCTATGTCGTATGGCAGAGTGCCACACGTAACGAACACAGCAAGTGACTCTGGCGAGATATACAACTTCAACCCAGTAAGATTACCAGCAAGGTTTTACAGCGATGTTCGCAGTGTCTCAGAAGCTAGGATTACATATAAAGGTCAGGTAAACGTATGCTTGTATATGGATGGCAACAAGATTGGGAATGAGCATTCGTTTGAGGGCAAGACTAGCGAATATGGAGCAGACATATACTCAACTGAAGTATTCTATGTAGACGCAGGTACTGTAGGGAGAGTATTTCAATGGGAGCAGATAAGTGGGAATGGTGATATCATAAGTGTAGAAACAGACGCACATCCGTTAGAAATGGAACCAGCAAACGTACCAGAGCCAAGATGACCGATCTTTACGCAAACAAAACCAGTCAGTTTGGATCTGTACCTAGTGGTATTTCTTCTGACGATAGAAACGTATCACAGTCATTTTCTATCGTAGAAAGCCACTTTTCTGTAGTAGGGAAAGACTTGAACCAAATCAATAACGAATTATCTACGTTCAAGTCTGAAATTAAAAGTAAGATTGATTCAGCAGTATCTGGGCTGGACCCAAGCACATCATCGTTGGCTGATGTAGTCAACGCTCTAAAAACATTAGCAAGCAACGTCAAGTCACTCAGCTAAAGGCAATATGGCATACAAAGGAATGGGTGGGACAGTAAAGGTCCCGAAGAAAATCAAGACCCCAGTAGGGACTGAGGAAAAACTCATATACGCAAATGACGAAGAAATTGAAATGCTTCGTCAGGCTGGAGGTAGCGGAGCAATGACTCCGTATGGGGGCGTTAGGAGTTATTATGATCAAAGCACAGGAGGACAACAAAGCACTGCTACCGATACAAAACCAGACCAAGGTGCATTTGAGACAAGACACGAAGTAATTGCAAATCGTAAGTCTTCTCCTAGTGACAGCGACAACGACAACAACCGTCCTCCCCCAATGCCAAGGTTTAACCCACCCAGCACTGAAACAAAAGAGTTTACTGGGGATAATGTTAATCTGCTTGACCTGTACGATAATAGAGAGGATTTAGAAAATTATCTTAGCGACAAAAGAGAAAAAACCTACACAGAAACTCGCACAGTACCTAGCGGATACTCAAACTCTGGGCAGAAATATACAGTAACAATTACAGAAAAAGGCGATCCACGTGCTAACAAGATCCCAGATGATTTCCAGTTTAAAAGGGACAGGGACAACAATATTATCGGTTGGATTGACGATGATGGCAACGTCCAGCATGACGACAACAATCAGTGGCATGTAGACGAAACGGGTAAGTATTTCTTTGTGGGTGAAGATGCTCTTTTTGGGGCAGGCGGGGAAGGCACTACAACTATTATTGACGCTGAAGGTAAACGTAAGACGGTTGGTGCTAGAACCTACGCTCAGCTACTAGGTTATGACGAAGACCTTCTGCAAAAGGCAATAGATGACCGTCAGGCTCGTGTTGACGAGATGGCGGGAAGGCAGGAATACTATGGTGGTGTCTACAACCCAGAGACTGGTGAGTTTACTGGGGGCTTGGAGCAAGACTACTATGGTAGGGCTGACACATACTTAGACGACTACAACCGTCTAATACGTGAATCAGAAGGCGATACTAGAACAGCAAGACTAGAGATTGACAGAGCTAGGGATCTTGCTGGTGAGCAGGAAAGACTTGCAAGAGACTCGGAGTTTTACAGAGGACTGCAAGCAGACACAGAAGCAGTACAGCGAGACGTTCGTGGGTATAGAGGAAGAATAGCAGAGCTTGCAGAAGGTACTGGCTCACGTGTCTCCCCCATACGTGGGTCGCTCTATAATCAACAATCAGAGCAGATCGATGCAGAGGCTTCAGCACAGAAAGCAAGCCTACAGCAGATGATGGCATCTAGGGGCATATCTCCATATTCACCTGTAGCTGTACGAATGCTCAACGCCATCGATCAAGATGCGAGTCAGAAAAAACGTGAAGCAAGGCGAACATCTTTGTTTGACGCTATGAATATTCGACAGCAGGAAGACGCATCACGCTCAAACTTGTATGCACAGTCTGCTGGGATTACGGGTGCGGAACTTGGAGCAATCATGCAGAGAGGTGCTATACGTGGGCAGAGAATGGGCGCATTAGGTCAAGCACAAAATGCACGTGCAGGGTCAGCAGGTGGTTATTTAGGGATTGCCGATCTTCGTATGCGACAAGCTGGTATGCAGGGTGCTATGAGCGGACAAATGTTCCAGAGAGGAACCTACTTTGGTCAGGTAGCAAATGAACTAAACAAGACACGTATGGCTGAAGCAATGGATAGGCAATACGGTCAAGAGAACAAGCAGTCAGCAGGATTGTCACTACAGCTATCCAAGTACGGTATGGATAAACAAGCTGACCTTGCTGAAAAACTAGCTGAGATACAGGCTAACTTTGCACAAGGCAGTGGCTCAGGTGTAGGGGCATACAGCAGTGGTGGAAGACGTAGCCTTCTTGGTGCTCTGGCAGGCGGTGTAGCTGGTTCTGCACTGTTCCCCGGAAACCCATACGCAACTATGGCAGGAGCAAGCTTAGGTTCACAACTGCTCCCATTTTAATCGACAAAGGCAACTATGGCACTTCAATTTAGAAACTTAGGTGGGAACCCATACACTGGGTTGATGAGCACCGCATCAAGAACATTCGCTGATGTCGGTAATGCCTATATGGGCATAGGGCAGGCTAAGTTCAACCGTAATATGGCTGAAGCCAAGTATCGAGCACAAAGAGAAGAAGAAGAGCGTAGGCGTGAAGATGCTCGTTATAACAGTATGATCGACACAGCCATCAAGGGTGTTGGGATGGCGATGCAGTACGACATACAGCAGGACAAGATCGCACAAGATAATCAGCTTAAACGCCTACAGTTGGAGGACTCTAGTTTTAATATAGTTGCCAAAAACCTAAAACCATCTGCCTTAAATAAATTCATAACACAAAGAAACAAGTACATAAATGACATATATGAGGGCAACGATGTAGAGCTGAACAAAGATGGTTTTTATGGTGTGCAAATTACAAAAGATGACCTGCTTGACCCAACTGTCTTGTCTGCTAAAGACACAGCGAGTTACGCATCAGCCTACGATAAATTAGTAAAGCTCAATCAAGACAAAGGGGAGAGACTTAAAAATGAGTACGGTGCTTTGTATGGAGTTGCAAATGTAGTAGGGGATGAAGTTACATATAGATTTCTTACACCTGAGCAAGCTCGAAAGCAAGAAGAGGAAACACCCGGAAGTCTGCCTAGAGGTTGGTATGAAGCTGAACTTGGCGAAGGCAATAAGTTAATGCCAAAGTCACAAATACCAACCTTAGCTCAATTTTTAAAAGACGAAGGATTTAGTCAACTTCCAGAATTTGATGATTGGGTTCGCTTACAAAGGTTTGCCACAAAAAAAGACAAAGTTATTGTTTCTGGTGGGTTCGATACTTCTTCTGACACGATAGACAGCCAAGACGGGATGCTTCTTTCCACAGGTCTTAGGCGAGAAAGAGAAAAAGTAAATGAGCAAAACCCAGATATATTTGAACCAGAAAAAACAGACAGCATGCTTGCCAAAAGCAGGATAGAAGCAAGAGAGCAACGAGCTGAAGATTTTCCAGAAAAGCAAAGAAATTTCTTTTCAAACCTTACTAATCTTTTTTCATCTGACCCAAATCAAACGGTAACAGCAACAGACAGAGAAACAACAACTGTAGCACCTCCATTGATTGACAGCGATGCCACAACAACGATGGATACGGTTCAGAGATTAAACACGCTGAATACACCCGAAGGACAAGTCAACCAACCTATAGCAATGCTTGACCCTAACACTCTGAAGTTTGTCAACCCAATGACTGGGGGTGAAGCAACACAGGAAATGGTCGATGAGCAGTTCAAAAATAACACTGCTGTCGTGACAATGCCTGAATTTGTCGAAAACTACGAAAAACAGTACGGGGAAATACCAGAATACGTAGTGCAAGCTAGACAGAACCAAGACGAAAGATCATTGCTGGCTAGACTAGACGAAGAAAGAGCCTTTAAAAACTTTTATAGAGATCAAGACAGGCAGGACCAGATCGCTAGAGAACGAAGAATAGACTCTGGCAATGCTGGGTTTGATTTGTCTGAAGAAGAGATAGCTAGACTTGAGGCACAGGAGCGTTCTGATTCTGATAGGTTTCAGACCACTGCCGATATTGCCGAAAGAAACACTGAAAGCTTAATGCTTAAAGCGTCCGATGGAAAAACGATTAAGAAATACCCAAATGGAGATATCGAGATAGTAAACGATGGATCTGGCTTTGTTGAACCAGTAAAAGCTCCATCATTGATCGGTTCCGAGCAAAGCGTTATAGACGCTTATATGGACGAAAACGAATACAGGAGTAAATATGCAGATTACTATTCCTCAATTAACAAATCCGATCCCAGACTTGACCAGCTTAGAATCTTGGAAAATAGGATTATTGGGCACTATAACGATGCACGTGTTGCTAATCTTAGCAAGCCAGAATCTGAATTTTCTAAAAAAGATGCTCGGTCTTTAGCTGTAAATAAAACTGCGGAAGAAGCATATAGAATTTCTTACCAGAACAGCACTGAGGAAGACGAGATATCACGGGAGATGAAGGCCAGAGCTGTTCAGAACAATGCTAAAAAATTCGCACAAGCCATATTTAGTTATGGTGCTGGAGGCCAGAGCGATAAAGATATCAGTGTCTTTTATGGAATAAGAGAGACTGCTGACGATAAATTAATGCAGTACCTGAACGATCAAGATGATGCGTCAGGTGATTTTGCTGGAGTACAACCTTCGGGGACCTCCCCAATAGCGTATGACAATCCTTTTTTTGAGGGAATGGAAAACCCTGCAAGAGGATTGGGTGGTATCACAGGTTACATTGCCAGACAAGGGTTTGCGCCTGAACCCGAAGAAACATCCAAAGCTATGGCGAAAAGGATGGGGATAAATCGGGACCTAAAATCATCAAAGGTCGCAAAACTAAGGTTTGCTGATCCTATTGAAATGGAAGAAACCATACAGAAGTCTGCTTCGCTTGTTGAAGATGTTAACCCTATGGCGATCAAGCTCGTTATCGAAACAGAGTCAGCCAGAGGTAAAGGTAAGTCTTACGACAAGTTGGGAGTTAATAAAGGTGATCAGAACACCAAATGGATTGACTCAATGGACATCAGCGATGAAGAAAAAGAGGAAATGAAGGCTATGTACTCTGATTCTTCAGGTGTAGGTCAGATGGGTCTGAAGGCTTTTGAGGTAGCTAAGAAAGGTCTTGAAAAAGAAGGGGTATATATCGATTGGGATATGTATAGGAAAGGTCACTTACAAACGCAGGTTAACGCTGTAGCTGGATATATTAAGTACGGTGTCAGACCAAGGCTTGAAAGTCTGTACGGCAGGATGAGTTCCAATTCTAGGAACCCTGTGCTGATAGCACTTGCATACAAGGGTGGTCTTGTAAGAAACAAAAAAGGTCAGGTAGTTAAAACTGAAACCGCTAAAAAACTGAAGCTGGAAAGCTTTATATCAAAAGTTTACCAGAGTATTCTGGGTCAGCCATCTAAAGCAAAAGCTCAAGATTAATTATCTACTTGTTTACACATGTCTGAAGCATATCTTAGGAAGAGACTAGACAGTCTCCCAATGGGTAACCGTCCTTGGACGGCATACTCAATAAGGGCTAAGTTTCTCAATGACCTGATGGATAAAGAAGGAGTTGAGGATGAGGAGGAAAGACGTTTAATAAAAGAAAACCTTATTGGGTTTGAGCCACCAGATGTAGACCGTAGCAACACTGTAGGTGGTTGGTGGGATCGTACTGTAACCGATATGGGTTACAACACTGCAATCCAGTTCAACCAGATACGTCAGGTTGCAAATGATCTTCTTCAAGACCCACAAGAACGTGATGAGATATTCAGATACATAACCACGCTCAAAGGAGAGCAAGCTCAGATTCCTGCTGAACAATCAACCCTTGGACAGGTAAGCAGGGATGTCATAGCAAGCTCTCCTACCACCCTCGCCCCAATGGTTGCAGGTGCAGGGCTTTCTTTGATTCCGGGTGTCAACTTGGTATCGGGTACGCTTCTGACATTGGGTGTAAACCCAATCCTAGAGGGCGCATCTGCATACGATGAGAACCGAAGAAACGAAGAGATTGATGCCAGACTAAAAGGTATCTATGGCGATAACCAACAGGCAATCGATGAAGCCAAACTTGTTATAGCAAGAGAAGCTGGGCAGGCAATTGCCAGCCAGAATGTTCTATCTCCCACAAACTTGCTCACAGCTATTGCTTCCCAAACCCCTATGGGGCGCATTGGGAAAGCATTCTTATATAGAACCCCAACCACAAAAGTAGGTAAAGCACTCCCTAACGTCAGAGACGTAGCGATACGTGGTGGTGTTGTGGCAGGTGCAGAAGGTGTCGAAGAAGGGGCACAGGACTTTCTGCAACAAGCGGAGACAGCCTACCAGATACAGAAACTAGAGACAGATCCAGAAGGCGAAGCCCCCGACAGATTTAATTCCAGCATCATTAAAGACATAGACTACGGCAGAGTTGCATATGCTGGAGGTTTGGGTGCTATATCGGGTGGAGCATTTGGTACGGCAAGAGCTGGTGTTAGCAGAATGCGGGATCTACCCAGAGAACGAATACGACAGGAGGTCAGAGATGCGATTGAATCGGGCAACCTATCTCAGTTCGAGACGATCAGAGACAAGTACGACTTGGGTACAGCAGAGCGTGTGGTCGTTGAGCAGGAGATTAAAGACATTAATGAGGGAGTCGTCACAGACTATAGGGTTGATAAGGATAAGACTCGTTATCAATTACGAACAAGTCTCGGAAAGGCTATGGCAGAAGGCCAGCAAGCTGTGGAGCAGTGGATCAAGATGCATCGAGACAACCCTCTCGCATCGGATGCAATGGATTCTCTTATGGCTGACCTCGATGCTAGAGTCCGTGCGCAGGAAGATTCGGCAAGGGTTGCTTCTCCGTTCTATCCACCAGCAGTCTCGCCAAGAGACTTCCGAATGGGAGAAGAAGCCGAAGCAGAACAAGGCTTTGATGCGCCTGCTGAAAGAGCCAGACGAAGAGCGGAAGCGGATCTCAATAGAACTGCTGAAGCGGTTATGGGGGAATCTGCCAGAGTCAGAACAGGAACAGCACTCCCATACCCAGACTCCCAAAAACAAGTCGTCCCATTCGAGGGATTCCAAACAGTAGGGGAGCCTGACACTCCGCAGGAGCAGGCTACACGAACGGCACGACAGAGGGGACCTGAAGTCCAACCAGAACCGCAGGTAGATCCTAATTTCTTCCCCCCAACTGTAACGGAAGATACTACAGTAGACACCAACGAGCTGAGAAGACAGCAAAGGCAACAGCAAGAGAGGGAACAAGAGGGTGCAAGAGGGGCGTTACGAAGGATGGAAGCTGACATGCTCAGAGATGAGTATGACAACAACCAGTCCTTCGCTAATTATGTTAATAACTTACTCAACGAAAGGAGGTCGAGTGATGTACGGCAAGAAGATGAAACCAAAAAGCAAGGCAGGAGCCAAAAAGATGATGGGCAAAAAGCCGATGCGGAAAAAGTAAAACCTAAGTCAAAGCCGAAGGCCAAACCAGTCAAGAAGACCAAAGTAGACCAGACTGGTCAAAAAGCTGGTCAGCAACCATCTGCTGAGACTGCAAAACCTAGCCGTACAAAGCGGAAGCAACCTTCTAAGAAGACTTCCGCTACGGCTGAACCTGCACCTGTAAAAGAACTTGTACAAGAGGTCAGGCCCCTTGAAGGCCCCCTGACGGAACGTGCCGATAGTCTTAGGCGCAATCAGAACATCTCACGCTTTGATATGCAGAGAGATGATGATGGCAATATTACTGAGACTACCTTCTACGATAATACAGGGGCTATAGACAAGCTCACACGTGATGAGCTAGAGCAAGAGGGTATGATCCGTAAGGTTGCTGGGAAAGAATCTATTGACCTGACCACAAAACAACCTGCACCCGAACCAAAGACTGAAGAGGTAGAGGAGCAAGATGATACTCAGAGAGCAACTACAAAGGAAGATACTGCTGAAAAGGCTGAAGAGCCAGCCCCAAAAGCTGAGAAGCAGGACGCAAAACCCAGAAGAACTAGAGCAAAGAAATCTAGCCCATCAGAAGAACCTGAAGCAGTTGTTGAAAAAAAGGTAGAAAAGAAGGCAGAGAAGAAAGAAGAAAAGAAAGAGGAAGTAAAAGCTGAAGAACCAAAAGCTGAAGAACCAAAAGCTGAAGAACCAAAGGCTAAGGTCCCACCAAAGAAAAGTGCTAGACCGAAGAAACGGATAGTTCCTGTCAAAGCGTCAGCAAGAAAAGCAGACCCATCAAGACTTCAAGATACTGACGAAGTAGTTGAAGAGACTTCTATCGCTATGGGAGATGAGGTTGCTTCACCACAGTTCAGTGAAGACGGTCAACCAATCGTTGCAGTACGGCAAGTTGAGACACAGTTCGATGAAACTGCTGACAACAGACTTGTCGTTTACAAAGACAGCGATGGCAAGCAACAAAACATATTTGGGTTCACCAATAACAGGCAAGTATCTGCACTCAATGAGGCTAGAAAAGATAATGTTGTGAGGACGGTTGAGGACATTAAAAACCTCAGTATGCAAAAAGGGACTGAAAAAAGAATTGAGGACTATTTAGTATACAACCCAACCACTGGTCAATCTGTTGACCTATCGCCCACTGTAGCCGAAAAGATTATTGACTATGCTGATAAGGAGTTGGGTGTTCGCATCCCTGTTATTGGGATACAAGACGAAAAGATCGAGTTTACATATGGTGAACAATATATAGGTAATATATTCAGAAACTTCCTTGGAGTAAATGCTTTTACAGACTTTGTGAAGGTCGGGAAGCTTGAGAACGAAGTTATAGATATTGTCAAGGTCGCAAGCTTTCAACAAGACGGTCAGCCATCCCTATCTTCAATATCCAGAAAAGATTACCCAGTAAAAGGTTCACCAGCCTTTGCTGAGTTTGAGGACATGATCAAGGACATCAAGAATATCGGTGTTCGTGATGCCTACATTGATGTCAATACTGGTGTATTCGGCAGGAGCGAGTACGACAAGTTTCTCCCAGAAGACTTTATTGAAAGGATAACACCAAAGGGCATCCCTGTGATGCAAACATCTGAAGCTGGCACAAGGACTTTAAATATTGTTCTAACACAGCAAGACAAGTTTCAGGGTATTAACAACAACCAACCAGTAGATGTAATCTACAAAATTAACTTCAAGCCTGAAGGCGGTAAGGCTATCAAAACGAAACAGTTACAAGAGTTCGCCAAAGCTCTTATCCAGCCTTCATTCAGGACCCAAGCAACTATTGACGTTAGGACGCTAAGCCAAGCACCTTCGCAGGATGTCGGGAGGGGGATCTCATCAGCACAAGTAGTGCAGGAACTGGCTCGTTTCACTCAGCGTTTTGGTGGAGCGAGAATGCTCAAGTACAAAGTGTTTGATTCTGTAGAAGATGCAAGGCAGGCAGGATACGACATTGATCCACGTGCCAGAGGTGCGATCATTGATGACGATACAGTGCTTTTGATCTCAGAGAACATTCGGGACCAGAACACAGCAAGAGCGGTCCTGTTCCACGAAAGTATTGGGCACTACGGCGTGAAGCAGTTTCTCGGTGATCGTGGATTCAACCAACTTTTAGATGAGATAATTAGTAAGCGCAAACTTGATGTCAGAAGAAAAGCAAAAGAACTAGGCGTAGACGAACGCATAGCCACTGAAGAGCTAATAGCTGAGATTGCGGAGGGAAGAGCAAACCAGAATGTAGCTCAGCGAATACTACAGATCATTAAAGACTTCTTCTCCAGAGTATTTGGCAGGGAGATGTCTGACGCAGAGATCCGAAACCTTGTCATACAGGCAGAGAAGAAGTTTCGAGACAACCCACGTGTAGCATCTGACCCACGCTATGATGCTACGTTCACACCCAAACCACTCACAGAAGAGCAGGCTTCCACCATATTCCCAGAAGCCAACAGCATCCGTTACTCACTTGGAACCTCCTCAGCAAGGCTATCAAATAAAGAGTCTCTAAATCTTGAGATAGCAAGAGAACAAGTTTCTGAGTATATGATGACCCAACTCAATGGGAAGATTATACAGCCATACGAGTGGGATACTGATTACGCCAAGAATGATCAGAACAGAATAAATATGATAAAGGCTTCTGACTGGTCAAGAGAGAATAGAGAAAGACTTGGCGGTTGGTATATGTTGCGTGATGGCGGATGGAGATTTGAGATCCCAGACTACGATAAAGATGGAAACCCATTACTTCTAATAAACAAAAACTTTCTAAACAAAAGCCTTGAGAAAGAATTTGAACCTATAAATAGATCCGTTGAGGACCTGCTCCAGCTACACCGCACTGGCGAGATGAGCAAGTACAAAGATGAAATAGACGACTACGAGACTATGAAGTTTAACGCTCGTGATGGAGAGTTCGAGCTTCTTGATATCATACGCCACAAAGAGCTGGAAGAAAGATATCCAGAACTGATGAAGAACCATCGTGTTGTGTTTCGTTCAGACATACAAGGATTGGGCGGTTATAACGAGATGGGGCAAACAATAATAATCAATCCTGAACTTGTTCATGTTGGTCCAAAGTCGCAACTCGAAGATAGCCTAAGAAGCGTTATACTCCACGAGTTAACGCATGCTATTCAAGACATGAGTGGTTTTGCTACAGGAGCTAGTGCGAGTGCGAACTTTGACACATTTGATCATAAAAGAGCTGATGCCTTAACGCATGCATATACAGAAGACTGGCAACAACTCAATGCGATAAAAAGCACATCTGGTGTGATTACACTTGGTGAGGTTGTTTACAGGCATTTCCAAAATGCAATACGGAAAAAGAAATCACCTAGTAGGGTCTTGCGTGATGCATATGAAAATATATTAAACAGAAACCCAAGATTCCTTGCCTACTTCTCTATGGAGTCTAAGTTCCTTGACGAGACACTAACCGAATTATACGAGAATATTGAAAGAAAATATGATCCAGATAATTTAGCACTTAACGAAGATTTTTTAATAGTTGGTGAGGGATTTACAGTAAAGGTGGGTGATTCTGAGTTTACATTCAGCAATGAAGTAGACATAAAAGATTTACTAGATGAATTTTTCTCACAAGTTGAGCAGTCAAGATTGGACCTTCAACTATTAATGCCAAGTAGTTTTGACCAGTTTTCTCAGTACAAGAGAACACTTGGTGAAATGGAGGCTCGTGACCAGCAGTACAGATTCACAACCAGTAATGTTTTAGAGCTAAAAAAAGCACCGTTACAGTTTCTTTATGAAAACGATAAAGAGACTATATCGAATCAGGATCAGGCAATCTTGATGTATATGGAGGACGGGAGGGACTCTTTAATAAAAGAGTACACACCAGAGATGCGACAGGTTCGCTATAGCATAGCTCCAGACGCTGACCGTCCAATCACCTCACGCAGACAGCAGGAATCCACCGCACCCAGTTGGATGTCGGAAGAGCAGAAGAGAGTGTTCGACATACCGCAGTTTGGGAATCCACTTGCTGGGCAAACATTCAAGAGCAAGCTTGAGTTTATGTTCCACGACATCGGGATGAAACTTAGGCAGGGGATATTCGATAGATTCGCTTCACTTAAAAGACTCAGCGACAAGGCATATATCCTAGCAAGAATGTCCAACTCTTCAGATGGTGCTCTGGATGCTCTGTTCAGATATGGAACCATCAGTATGGATGAGGATGGAGCTATAAACGTAGACCCAAACAGCAAGAGTTTGGTTGAAGCGTTAAGTCCTCTTGGGAATGATCTAGATGTGTTCCTTCGGTGGATCGCATCACAACGTCACAGGGATCTGAAGAACGATCCGAAAACCCCACGTGATGCACTACAGTTCCTCTCAGATGACGAGATGAACATAGCCCTTACATTCAACCAAGGTCAGACGGTTAATGCTCTCACAGGGGAGTCTGTATCACGTGAGAAGTTGTTTGACGATGTTTATAAGGACTTCAAAGCGATTCAAAACTCCGTTACAGAGATTGCCAGAAAGTCTGGGTTGATCGATGATGAGACAGCAAAGATATGGGAGAACCAATTCTATGTACCATTCTACAGATTACTTGAAGAAGACAACCAATCAGGTGCAGGACCTAGAACACTGGACAGCCTTGTCAATCAGAGAGCCTACCAAAAGCTGAAGGGTTCGGATAAACATCTTGGTGATCTGCTTCAGAACACACTGATGAACTGGAACCATCTGATCAGCGCATCACTGAAGAACAATGCTGGAAAGCAGGCAATCAAAGAGATGCTTGACCTGCCAACCCCAATGGCGGTAGGGCCTGAAAGTTTCCCTACAAAGAGAATGTTCGATCAAGAGATCGTTCCAGACGGTGGTCAGATTGTCCACGTAATGGAAGAGGGCAAGAGACAATACTATTACATCGAAGATCCGCTATACCTTGAATCGCTACAGGCACTAAACCAAGTAGGCAGAGACAATCCTTTCTTTAAGGTGATGAGAGGATCAAAGCGTTGGTTTACCTATGCTGTAACCTTCAGTCCAGAGTTTAAGGTAGCCAACCTCATTAGAGACTCGATTAACTCTGTAGCTGTTACTGGGACAGACATAAACCCACTAACAAATATCTACAGGGGCTGGAAAGGATCGGAGAAGGATGCTAAGACACAAGCATTCCTGACAGCAGGTGGTGGTATGTTCCAGTTTGGTGCTATGAACGGCACTGATCCAGATGTTGCCAAGAGGATGATACAGGCTGGAATTAATAAAGAGTTTGTTCTCGACTCTCCAGAGGGTTTTTCCAACTTCAATAAGTTCCAAAAGATGGCCTTTCAAGCTGGCAAAAGACTATGGGGTGGAACAATTGAGAAGTATGACAAGCTAGGCAACAGGCTAGAGAATGTGAACAGAATTGCTCTGTACGATAAGCTTCGAGAGCAGGGCATGTCACATCTTGAAGCAAGTTATAACGCTAGGGACCTGATGGATTTCAGCTCTACTGGGAGCTTTGGTTTGGTTCAATACCTTGCCAGTTTTAGTCCGTTCTTGAATGCAAGATTACAGGGCCTGTATAAGTTAGGTCGTGCGGGAGCAGATCCAGCACAGAGGATGAGGTTGATCAGTACGCTAGGAGCGTATGTGATGGCCTCAACTGCGTTGTACCTAATGTACAAAGATGACCCAGACTTTGAGTCAAGAGAGGAGTGGGATCGAGATACATACCACTGGTTTAGAATGCCGTTTACAGATGTTGCTTTCCGTATCCCCAAAGCATTCGAGCTAGGTGTGGTAGCAACATTGGTGGAGCGTGGAGTTGAGCAGTTTGTCGATGATGAGGTACACGGTAAACTGTTTGCTGACAGGTTACTGCATGCTCTGGAAGGGACACTAGCATTTGATGTTCGTCCTGCTCTTTTCCGTCCGTTTATGGATATATACTCAAACAAGAATCCATTTACAGATCGTCCGATTGAGTCTCTATCAATGAAGAACTTGTCTCCAGAAGAAAGGCGTAATGCCTACACCAGCGAGTTCTCAACTCTACTGTCTCAGTCGGTGCATTCGGTTATACCTTGGGATGCAGTCACCTACTCACCAGTACAGATACAGTATCTTGTGAATGGCTTTGGTGGATGGATTGGAGCTACGGTCTTGTCAGGTGCAGATGCAATCACCAGAGTGGCACAAGGTAAGTCAGCCCTACCTACTGGGTTCCAGATCACAAGAGCACCTGTTATCAAGAGGTTTGTCGATGACCCAGAAAGAAGAATAGGATCGAAGTTCAACACTCAGTTTTACTACATGCAAAGGGAGATGGGCAGGGTCTTCAACGATATGCGTGAGCTGAGAGAGT